AGGTTAATCTCTTCTGGATCTTGAATCTCAAGAACGTTTGCCATTGTCTGACGATACGGAGCAAGTACCTGCTTGAGTGTGTAACCCTGTGCTAATAGGTCACGGACATATTCAGGTTGACCTTGTGCTGCTAGTTTTCTAGCATCTGCAACTACACGGTTAATATCAATAGAACCAGATGCAATTCCCTGCAGAACTTGCCGTTCTGTAGCACCGCCTGGAATGATGTCACTGAGTTGGAATCCATTATCTCGTGCTGCTTCAACTAACTTATTATAGTTACCAAGTGCCTCGCCTGAGTAACCTTCAGTTACTTGACCACCAATTTTTCCTGCTACTGGCTTGATTGATGCAGCAAGGAAACTATCTATAAAGTTTTCATCTTCGCTACGATTAGTAATGTACAGATTCTCTGCAGCCTTGCGGATTGCAGTAGGATCATTAGCTGCTGCTGAACCAATTTCTACTGCACGCTTCTTGAGGTTTGCCTCAATCTTAGCAATCTGCATTTCGTAATCAGAAGTACCTTGAGCCTGACCAGATGCTTGATTATCACGATATTGGTAATACTGCACATATCGAGCTTTGATTTCCTGAGAGTTTTGCTTGTACCAAACATCATCACGCAATTCTTTTCGGAATGCGTCTATTGTCATACCAGGAGTTTTTACATATTTTTCAAGTAAAAGTTTAAGACTAGGTATGTTATCAAAAAGAGTTTGTGGTAGAGTAAAGTCAGCCTTTGCTGCTTCATCTAATGCTTGTGCTTCTCTATCTACTGTAGGAGTTACATCAGGTGTGCCAGTTGTTTTCTTTGCTGGAGTACCAGTAACTTTTCCACCTGTTGTGCCGGTTGGCTTTTTTTCAGATGTAACAACTGGGGCTGCTGGACCTGTCGGTTCGGTTGGTGCAACTGCTGGGGTACCTGTTGGACCAGTTGGTTCAACTGCAGCATTGCGCTTACCTGCATTACGATCCTTGGCATTAAAAGATTTTTGTGCTTCTCTAGCTGGAACAACTGCAGCCCTAGAGCGTGCAAGTTGGCGTTTGATTTTTTCTGCTTCAGGCGTGTTGCCTTCTCCAGCATTTTCAAGCGCGGACAACTTCTCTTTATTGTCTTTGATGTTTTCTTCAAGTTTAATTCTTTTAGAAGAAAGTTCATATGCTTTAGCAAGGCGATCTAGAGCGTTAGTTTGATACGCATAGTATCTAATATCGTAGGCAAGATCTAAATTATCTGGATTTTTTAGAAGTTTTTCTTTTGCATTTTTGTATTTTTCTAAAATTGTTTTTGAATATTCTTGAAAAAGTTTATTAGAAGCTTCGTCTGGGTTATTCCAATCGCCACCAAGCAAATTGGTGAGTTTTTCATCCCAAACATTTTTCTTATTCTCAAGGTCTTTTTCTAGTTGTTGCTTAGTCGTTTCAGCCATTAGCGTAGACCTCCGAGTTCCTGCATCATAACTGTATAAGCATCTGTAGCACGGTAAGTCTTAGCCTCGCCAGTTGCTTGTAGTTTTTCTGTAACAAATTGTTCTTCATCTACGCCACCTTGAGTGGTGCTAAAGCCTGCGCCAGATACGGTAACTGAAGGTTGACGCTTCTGTTCTGCCTTAATTAAACTTGCGTATTTAGCCTTCTCAGCCTTAGTTAAGTTACGACCTAATAGATCCTGAGCAACTGTGTCTAACAGTTTTGCTGTTTGTGTAGGACTGGTTACATAGGTCTGACGTGTTGTTGTAGGGCCTGCTGAAGTATCCTCGCCGCCATCTTCCATCAAGGAAGTAAGAACATCATAACGTGAGGCTGCTGTTGTTGAACCAACCAACTTATCAAGGGCTACTTGAGATCTGTACTTTTCTTCTAACTTTACTAAAGCGTTGTAATACTTGATGTCAAATTTAGATGATACTTTTCCTGTCCAAAGACCTGCATTCTTTAGTTGCTGAGCCAGTGCAAGGCGTGCTTCATCACTTCCATTCGCAACGTTTTTTGCGAAGGCATCAAGTGTCATTTCATCAGCCATTAGTATCTCCAATTAAAGAGGCAAACATTGTGTTGTAAGCACTCATAGTATTTTCGTTTGCCTTAGCAAGTTCACGCAGTCTTACGATTGCTTCATCTTGCATAAAAGAAACAAGGTTTGTTGTTCCTGAAACATTTTGCAAAGCTTCCTTTTGAAGTTTGTATGAGTCATAAACATCTAGCATTTCTTTAAGAGATTTCTGGATTGGACCACGTACTGTTACGCTCTTATCGTTGAGCATATTACGTAGATCATCAAGGGCGCGAACGCGCTCAATAGCCTTCTTGCCACCTTCTGCTAGTTCCTCTTGAACCAACGGACGGCCAGCCTTGAAGACACTAGACCAATCTTGAAACTCTTGACGAGCTGCTGTGCGCTCATAGTCGCTTATCATACTTTCAAGTGATGACTCGTATTCATTCTTCTTTGCATAGTATTGTTGCAAATCAGATGCAGTCTGTACTTCACGAAGGAAATCATCTACACGCTTGTTGTATTTAAGACCCATATCCCTCATAGTCTTGTAAGCATCCCAAGAGAAGCCTGACTTGTGAGGAATCAAGAACGCTGCACCCTGTGGATAGCGTGCAAATAAATCTTTGTTTTCTTCTACAAATGTGCCAGATTCTTCTGCGTACTTGATAATAGCAACAGTTTTCTTTTCAGATTCTGGAACTGTAAATGGGATTTCGTTAGGAAATAACTCAACCCACTTAGTCATTGCAGCATCGTAGTCACCTGGATACTGGTCAAGTAGACTGTTCCAAGCCTGCTTAAAGTTAGCCTTACCATTATCCTTAACCCATTGAGCCATATCAGCCTTGAGTTGAACCTGTGGTGAGGCTGGTGCAAAGAATCCATATATAAAGCGTGTACCAAGAATAGCTAGCGTAGTGTTCTTAATGCTTTGACGATACTCTTCTTGTTCTTGAATTGAAGGTGGGATAAGTTCACCAAATTCATTATACTTTTCAGGCAATCCGTGACCGCCTGCTTCTAAATATGTAACTGCCTTGCGCCAAGCGCTAGCGTATTGGCTATCGCGGTCATCAGTACTCATTGTTTCGTATAAACGATTGATGTGTGCTGGTAAAAATGATGATACAAATGAACGACCTACTGCATACTTACCCATAGTAAGTTCAGTAATATGATCTGCCGCTCCTGGGTCCTTTAGACCTACCAAGTTTGTTATTACCTTCATAGATACACCAGCTACTGGACCTGAGAATGTAGGCATCAAAGAGTCTGCGTTGAGTGATGGTGTAAGCATCTTTACTTGAGCACCAAATTGCACTGGGAGTGGTACCTTAAACTCTGCTGGAATACCTAATGTTACCATTGCAGTTTGAACTGCACGATAAATAGGTTCTAAACCAGGGTAGACGAAATACTTTTCGCCTTGGTCATCCTCTTGAATGAAACCATTGTGGCTAATTCCATCATATGTTAATGTTGCTTGACGGATAGCCATTGGGTTGTACCTAACGACACGAGACATACGACGATAAAAGTCTTCAGTAGCACGGTAGAAGCGTGAGAAGTTACGAAGACCAAATGCTAGTTGTGTACGAACAAGTGGATTATCCACATATTCAATTATCTGAGACACTGCACGCTCTTCAACTATCTGTGCAAACTGACGCTTTGCTGCAGTCGTTGCTTGTGCTATCTTCTTTGGGTCAGTTTGATCTACTTTACTAACTACTGAATTGATATAAGCGTCTTCAAATCCACTCTTTCGCATCTGCTGACGGATTTTAACAATCTCATTAAACACCATAGGTTGACGAGACATACGTGCATTAGCCAAACCTAGCCAAGTCCAGCCCTTTGTCATCAAAGATGCTGTGACATTGCCTGAATCAGAGATAGGAACAAGTGCAGGTCCAAGGACATAGGCTGGAATATCTGCATCATCTAGGTTAGATACATCATCTAATGACAATTTACCAGATATTACATTATCACCTTGGTCATTTGTTGTGCGAATCTTATTAAGTAGCTCTTCATTAAGTTCCTTGACAGCATTTTCAGACTTGCCACTCTTCTCAAAGATTTCTGCTGCACGATTGTAAACTCTTTCTGCGTGTGTTCTTTCACTTTCTCCACGTGCTGCACTTTGTGCTTCTTTACGGAAAGATGGGTTTTCATCCATCCATTTCATAATTTTAAGGATAGCTTGTTCTTTACCTTTAGCTGTATTGCTGAGGTTTGCTACAGCAATTCCACCTAATTCATCATTAGCGTAGTAGTTAATACGCATAAGCCAAGTAAGTAGTGATGCTTCATCTTGATTACCTAGGCGGCGTTTAGTATATGCACGGTCTTCCTTTGACTTTCCATATTTTGCAGCTTTTGGTTCTCTAATAACAAGTGGTTCACTGCGTACACCGTGTGAACGGGTAAATAAAGTTGCTCTCGTAACAAAGTCGGCACCAGTTGCAAAGTTACTTGCACCTTCAGAGACAACAGCCATAGAGTTTTCTAGGTTTCCGTAGATAAGGTGTTCTGCAATAATCCCTGCTTCTTCTTCGAACATAGGCTTCATACCTATTAATTCACGATAGCGGTTGATTCTTCCAGATGTAAGAGCAGTAGCCATAATTCTGCGTGTTTGTTCTGTAGCAGATACGGTTGTTATGTTTTTAAGTTCATCAATTCTTGCTTCAAGAGATGCCTTGGCAATAGGATCTGTAGAGAGTTTAATCTGCTCCCGTATACTCTTAATCTCTTCGCGTGCATTTACAATAGCATCATCAATATCTGAAATTTGTTTTTCAAACTTAGTTGCTTCTTTTCTATTAAGAATGCGAAGCATTCCACCTAGTGGATTATCTGACCAAGTTTTTGATGCTCGCGCACCTTCGATTGCTGTGTTTACACGAGTTGAAAGATAACGTCCCTTTGCAAGACCCCAAGGGCTACCACCGATAGCAAGGTGAACCATAAGATCTTCAGATGCATTACGGATTGCATAACGAGGACCAGCAAGAGTTAGGAAAGACCAATATCCGGTCATATTATCTATCCACTCTTTATTAGACAATCCCCACATTCTGCCAATAAGACCAGAGCGTGCTGCTGCACGATCTATGTCTACTATGCTAGGCATTGTCATAAAGTTACTGTAGTCAGATGGAATAGCACCTATGTCCTGAAAGTCATCGCCAAAGTTTGATACAGAAAATTTAGCATTATTTCTGGCAGTAATTTTTTGACCAGCTTCGGTAAGGTTTAAGCCACGTGCTTCTGCGATAGTATCCCAGATTCCTTTAACCATTTCCTTGCGTTGACCAACATCATCAATGCTTTCAAATGTTTCTGCATACATCTTTGAATCTTGCTTAGGCAAGACAAGACGTGCTAAACGATAAACTTGAGTTGAGGCATCTTTAGCGGTGACATCAAATACATCATCTTTGAACATAGGAGCAATGTTAAACTTTGCCTTGAATCTATCTAAGCGTTGTCCAATTGCCGCAGATGGTTCACGAAGAAATGCTTTCTTGTTAGAAAGTTCTTTAATCTTTGCACCGATTGCTTGACCTTCTTCAGATATATTTCTGCGAATGCCATCTGCATCTGACAAAGGACCGAATAGGTCATCCATAATTCTAGGAGCAAATTTATCAAGGCTAATAACTTTATTAGCACCAGTAACAATTCCTATGCGTATTTTACGCTGTGTATCTAAGCGTGGAAGTATCACACGCTTGCGACCTACTGCTCCTTTAAGCATACCAATTGCTTCTTCTGTATTCATCAGAAAAGCCTTTGCAGAATTTGCATCTACAACATCTGACTTCTGTAGAACCTTGATTACTTCTGGGCCAAACTCAGGAGCCAGTAACTTTAGTTGATCTCTAGCTGCAACTAATTCATTAGGACTGGCACCAGCCTTTTGCGCTCTGGTGTACTTTTCTAGCACAGAACCGTACTGGTCCCAAAAGGCAGTAGTCTGTGGCTTGCCAAAGTAACTAATTACTTTTTCGCCTTTAGTCATTACATCTAGTGAATACTTACTAATTGTGTATAGCGCTTTTATCTTAGAAGTTACAATAAGTGGATCTACAAGTAAAAGAAAAGCGGCATCAAAAGTTCCTGAAGTGATATTGTAAACAAGACCATTTTTTTCTAAAGACTCAGGAAGAATTGTATTTGCCAATTGACGACCAAATGAAATCTTGGCTCTATCAACTTCTGCAAGAGTATCATCAAAAAGTTTGCGTGATTGCTCAACATTAGTAACACCAGGAATAACAGTATTTAATGGGTCAAGCAACATAATGTACTTCTGTTGTTCAGGAGTGGCAGTTGCAAACAACTTACCTACATCTTCACCTGACTTAATACGAACAGCTACATCAACAGCATCTTTACCGTACTTAGCTCTAGCCTTTTCGATACGATTTTGATTGTAAACTTTTTCGCCATTGTCGTTGGCTTCATCCCAAGCAAATCCAATTTCGCCACGAGTTTGTGGAATAGCAAGCGCACGATAAACACGAGTCGTAAAATCTGAAACCTCAGTAAGTGCGTTAATTACAGCACCACCTGTATAGTTCCAAGCAGTACCGAGCCATCCACGAGATGGCTTTGTTAGTGGGTCTTCAGTTCCATACTTCTTAACCAAGTCATTCTTTTGGCTATCAGGTAGTGCTGCGTATTTTGCCTCGGCTGCTGTTTTAGGAAGGTTAGATAATTCTTTGTGAACGAATAAAGATTTAACAAGATCATCAACTTGTTTCTTTTGTTCACCTTGAAGATTCGCGGCTAGCGCGGCTGCTTTTAAGTTATCAGCCACTAGTTACCTCGTGATAATGCGTCCTGATATAGAACTGCGATCTCACCAGTAGTGTCATATGGAAGCATTGCTGCTAAAGAATCTGATAACTTTACAACTGACTTGTTCATCATTAGTGCTTCAGAACCAGGACCAGGACCGCGATCTAATCCAGCAGTAATTGGTCGTGTTTCATCTGACATTGCAAATAATCCTGTTGGTGGTGCAGCCTTCATTGCTGCTTCACGTACGTCGCCTGCGCGAGCAGGGCGTGTATCTGGAGTTGTGGAAAGCGGAGCACCTGACTTAATAGCCTGCGTCTCTACGCCTTCACCATAACCTGTTGAACCCATTTGTAGATTATCGGTACGAGTGGAGAATTTACCTGGGCCTGCTGGTCCAGCCAGTGGATTCATCATACTCACTGTTTGTCCTCCTCTAGTTTTTCTAAATCTGCTGTCATATCTTCCCAAGCCCTATTGGTTTGGGTAAGACGATTTGATTGGTAAATAGATAATTCCATTAGCTCACCTGTTAATGTTTCAATAGATGATGCTATGTTGTGTAGAAAACCTACACCGATAACTACAAAATCAAGAAAGCGCACTGGGCGAGAAATGTATTTATCATCTTTCATCGCCCAGTACACCCTCCATTAAAAGTTATTATCCCTTTTTGACTTTGTTTCCCTTGCGGCCTGCTGGCATCATTGATGGTACTACCTTGCCTGGTCCTGCTGGCTTGGAGGTATCCTTCTTGCCTTCGACGGCCTTTGACATTGGTGCTGCTGCACGTGATCCTTTATTCATATTACACCTCCTCTGATTATGCTGCGCCGGTGATACCAGCTAGTAGTTGGGCTATATCGGGACGTTGACCAGCAGCAGGGGCCTGACCAGCTTGTTCTTGTGGAGGTTGCTGCGAGGCAGGAGCGGGGGCCACACCTGCTGCTGGAAGTTGTTGTTCCATACCTGGTGCCATAGGTGGCATCTCTGGGGCTGGAGGTGGTTCTGGTGGTGTAAATGCTTTTTCGATAACCGCTTCTAGCGATTGGCCCTTTTGCCGACCTTGGATAACACTTGCGATGCGTGTGATAATCTCACTAGGGTCTTGGCCTTGCGCTGCGAGGGCTGGAATTGCCTGAGCATACTGTGCAACAGCAACACGCAAAGAATCGCGCATCTCTTCAATATCAACACGTTGTTCCTCCTGAGTTACGTTCAAGTCCATTGGGATCTCACGACGTACATAGTCACGAGATACGAGTTTGTCTGAACGCATTTGTAGTAGGGCAATGATGGCACGGTTTGGGTCCATACCAGACATAATTCCGTAGCGTACATCTACGCCGTACTCACCCTTGATATCACGAGATGGTGTGTACTTGAGAACGTAAGGTGTTCCATCATCTGTTCCCTTGATGGTCTTTGGAATACCACCAAATACTTTCTCATCTGCTTCAAAGCATACTGAGATAAGTTCTTGGAACATACGAGCAAACTGTGCTTGTGCTGACTTGATCTGTGTATCAAAGCCTGCTTGTAGTGCTTGCACACCGCGACCAGTAACAACTGATGCGCTGATATCTCCTGAACGAGATTCTGGGTAACGAGCACCAAGGCGTAGTTCACGCTCTAGGACACCGGACTCAGTAAAGACTCCAGGTGGTAGTTCTAGTGGAACACGACGAATACCTTGTGGGTTAGCAGAACGCATAATTGCGTCTGGTCCAAGTGCCAACTCTTGCACATCTTGTGGAATAGCAATAGGTGCTTGGATAGACTTTTCTGCTGCTTGAATCTGCAATACTGCAAAACGAGCACGGGCAAGTTGTACAGATAGAACATCATCAAACTGTCCACGTGCTTCACCATCTAGGGAAGAACGCATTACGA